ATCGTGCTTGACCCCTCGTTGCGCGAAAAGTCGTTGAACGTCGCGGTGTTGTTGATAACAGCCCACTGCCCATTGACCGAATCGTCGTTGAACGTCGCGGTGCCGAAGACTCTCGCAAAATCTCCGGGTGTCCAAGGGTAAGGGTAGGAGGGGAACATATTCCACCCGTTCCTCGCGTACCCCTCAAACGCAGCGTCGCCACTGACGGTTCCGTGTACGTTGTATGCGTTCGTGAACGTGGCGTTGCCACTGACATTTCCGCTCAGATTTTGCGCTGGCCACGAAGAGTAGTAGCCGTTGGTGGAATAGTTGTTGAAGACTCCCGTCCCCACCGTCCCGATGTTGCGGCAATCGCCCCATCCATAGGTCGGCGAGGAAGCGTTGAACGTCGCCGTGCCGTTGACCGAGCCGCTGTTGTAGGAGTTGCCGTAGAACGTCGCGCCGCCAGCGACCGCGCCGCTGTTGTACGACGGCCCCGTTGAACTGCCTGCGTCAAACGTCGCGTCTCCCGTGACTTGCCTGCCGTATGGTGGTAGATTCGCACTGCCGTTGAGGAACGTCGCGTTGCCGTTGATCTGCGAGAGGTTATTCGCCCCGTTCTGGAACGTCGCGTTGCCAACAACTGTTCCCTCGCCAAGCGTATAGTCGTTCGACGCATTCGCACCGTCGAACGTCACGTTGCCTGTAATGGTGCCGTAATTGTACGCGGCAGAGGTTGAGCCGTTGAACGTCGCCGTGCCGGTCACAGTGATGGCGATAGACCAGCTCCCGCCACTCATCGTGAAGTCCACCACCGTCGGCTCGCTGCCGCTGGTGTTTTGCGAGAGCGACCCTGTCACCACTACGCTGTCGCTGCTCGTCGGCAGGCTCGTCGCCGGGATTGTGCAAGCCTCGTCCGTCCACCAGTTCGTATCGGTGCCGCCGGTCATGCTAGTCGCCGACATGACGCTGCCAGTAGCGACCACGCCGTAGTTCCCAGCGGTTCCGGGACTGCTGGCAGCAAGATTCATGGTTGAGCCGTCAACAGTCGCAGCCACAGGGACTGCGGCCTCAACCAAAGGCTCCAGCGTGGCGAGCGTAGTCGCCAGATCGACGCCGATGACGACGGCCGTGTTTCCTTCGGTGACAGTGCTGTCGCTATCGAACTCAAAGACCACGCCGTTGATGTTCAGCGTGTCGCCGTCAGCGGGCTGGTCGCTGAAAGAGACGCTGCCGGTCGCGGCCGTCGGAACAGTCGCCCAGTTCCCGTCACTCGTCGCGTTGTTGTAGTACAGCGTTGCCATCTATTTAGTATCCCGGTACGAAGGCGATGATGTCCCACTTGTCACGGCCCGCGTGATACGTCGCGGCGAGAACGTCCATCTTGTTCGCGGCCGTGCTGAACGGCAGCGGCGAGGTCGCGGACGCAGGCAGATTGAACTTGTCGCCCAGCGTCACGCTTCGGCTTCCGGTGCCGTCCTGCGTGAGCCGCCACCGCAACGTCTGGCCGTTCACCGGGTTCGATGGGTTGGCGAGCGTGGCATTGTCGGTGAGCGTAACGTCGAAGATGTCGCCAGACGCGGCGTCCGTGCTGAGCGTGGCGGCGTAGGCGATAGCAACAACGTGCGGGTTCCGCAGCAGTGAGGCCGACACCTTCTTGGTGACAGGCGAGCCAGTGGGGTCGTCAACAATAACGAACAGGTCATCGGGCGTGACGGCCGAAGCCGCAGACAGTTCGCTGATCTTCACCTCTGTCATTAGTTCTGCTCCGTTCTGATCTTGTCGCCCGATTCAGTGGCGATGGCCGCACCGGACTCAGTCAAAAGCACAGGAGCCGAAGGCGCGGCGATCGGCTTTTTCGACGGCCTGAGAAGCCTGGGGTTCATTGGCATAGTGCGCTACTCGCTATGGCTTTACAGTAAGGGATGTAACGACCTAGCCCTTGGCCATCACGGTCATGGCGCAGGTGGTGCCGCCAACAACAATCGGGGCAACGTGATTGACCGCAAAGCAGGCGTCCGGAACGGCGATGATGCCCACCGTCACGGCTGACGTTACAGCCGAGCCATCGGCGTACACCTGCACCGGGGCAATCCTGGGATCGACCGTGCCATGCCAGCGGATCTGCGTGCAGCCGTTGGTGGCGCCGATCATCACGCACGCCCCGCCAAAGCGGCCAAAGGGGAACTGCCCGGAAGTGGTCGCCGCCGAGCTGTTGGCGGTGATGACCGTGCCGGGGCTAAAGTGACGCGCGATCTCGTTCATACGTTCCTTCCTTTGACGCGGTATGCGTGCTTCTCAATGATCTTTTCCCGCAGCTCCCCGGCCTTGGCGTTGGGGTTTCTGCGTTTCTCCTTGCGAATCTCGTCTTTAATGATGCTCTCGGACAGCACCTTGCGTTGCGGAGCCTCGGGGCCCGGGTCGTAGTTCACGCTCCCGGACACAGCCAGACGACGCTTGCGGGCGACTTTGAGGACGTCATCGTTGGATGACACCCACGCGGCCGGATCACGCCAGCCACGCTTGTCAGCCAGCCCGGCGCAGTACACCTTGCCGTTCGGGTTAATCCCAGCCTGCTTGGCTTCCTTCAGCACGTAGTTGGCCTGGAGCCTGGGCATGGAGTCGAACTGCTCCATGTTCTGCCGCCCCTCCAGGAATGCCCGTTCCGTTCCCTTTGTCCCTGGGGGCGTCTGCGTGGCGACCATAATGGCCCACCGCTCGCCGTAGGGCAGGGCCTTTTCGTACGTGTCCACGGCATCGCGGCCGAGGATGCGGACCTCATAGGGAATGTCCATACTGACTACTGTCCTTCGGGGGGAGCTTCAGGCTGCTGGCCGGGGGGAGGCCCCGGGGGAGGAGGAGGCGGCGGAGGCACCATGAACTCCGACACATCCATCTGCATCGCCTGCCCCCACTTGGTGAGCAGAGCGTTGAACAGCTGCGGCTGGCCGGCTTGCATCATGCCCTGCGCAACAGGCGCCAGGATCTGCATGGCCTGATTGATCTGCTCCACCCTGGTCGCGGCGTTGGGCTTGCGCACAGAGCCGGCTTCGACGCGGTAGGAGTACTCCCGAACAATGGAATCCGGGTCTTCGTTCTGAACGTGCAGCTGCCACGCCTGGGCGGCCATTGGCCCGAGGAGAGGTTCGACGTCTTGGGGGTAAATGAGCCACCGTGCCAGGAGGGCCTCCTTGCGTGCGACCTCCGACAGAGCGTCTTCCAAGATGTTGGCGTAGTCGTCGGGGCGCACCGAGATTTGCTCGGACTTCACGGTCGCCTCTGCAGCCGACCTGAAGGATGCCCTGGTCATGCCGTAAATCAGCTCGGTCAGACCAACCCGACGATCAAAGAGCGCGGTGACCTCCGAGATGATGTTGTACATGTCCTGGGTCACCCCAGGCATCTGGAAGACCGAGATCACATCGCTGACCGACCGGCCGACAGCTTCGGAGATTTCGACAATGTTGAAGCCGGTATCGGACCTCTCCAGGATCTTCGCCTTGAGGTCTGGGTCCGCAGCCTTCGATACGCCAATGAGCGTCTGGCTGGAGGTCGCAATGCGCGTGGCGAGGAAACTCATCGCCCAGTTGATAAATCGAAGCTCCCCGATTCCGGGACGAATGAGCGAGATGGGCCAGCTGTAGCCCGGCTTCCCATGCCACGCCAGGAGCGTGAACGGCCAACCGTTTGGTTCAGCCCAGAATGGGATCGGCCACTGGGCAGCCATGAACAGCGACTGCGGAATGCCAGTCTCGTCCACTTCCTCCTGCAGCATCTGCGGCGGGCAGTTCAGGGGGAAGTCAATTCCCTCGGCCACAACGATGTAGCAGTTCGGTCCCAGCGCATCGAAAACACCACTGAGATCCTTGTCGGCATCCTTCAGGCGATCACCGAACCCGGTCTTGGAGTAAATCTCCCAGTAGCAGATCAGGTCGTTCGTCTTGCCGTTCTTCTTCTTGTACTCGTAGCCACGCTCGCCATCTTCCGCGCGGCTGGAGTAGCTCTCAATGTGGCCCTTCAGCTGCTCCCGGTCCAGGCCGAACTTCGCGGCCACTTCGTCAATCGGCTGCGTCCTGCGGCGCGCGGTCCAGCGGATGTCCTCAAACTCATCGGCGTCCGGATCCCAGACGATGTTCTGGATGGAGTCAAAGAATGACCCCGCCATCCGGATCTCGCTGCCTGGGGGCTGGTACAGCTCATGCCACCATACCCCTGCACCTGTGATGAACGCCTCTTCCACAACCTTGCGGGAGTGGCGCTTCAGGTCCAGCTCGTTGGGCGTGTAGTTCAGATAGTCCTCAAGCAGCTTGGCAATGACTTTGCGCCGCTCCTGGAGGAACTGCTGCTGCTCCACGCCCTGCTGGTACGCCATCATCCCGGGGTCAGGCATCATCACCGGCTGGCCATCAGGCCCCATGACGGGCTGGCCGTCCGGTCCCATTTGGGGAACAGGAGGCTGCGGCTGGATGCCCAGGAGCATCGGCCCGATGACCGGATAGTCCTTGGGCGTCACTGCCCGGTTGGGGTTCCGGTGATGAATGACCGAGCTAAAGAGACGGACGGCCTCCCAAACGCGGTTCACCATCATTCTGAACGGGGGAGGATTGAGCCCCTTGTTGTATCCACGCTCGCCCCGAGCCCGTGAATCCTTCCACATGGCGTCGGGGTCCGAGCAGTAGAACATCATCGCTTCGTCAGCGTCGTCCTGGAACGGCCGCTTGTGCGTCTGGGCCTGCTTGATGCACTCCAGCCAGCGCTTGGTAATCGGACGAAGCGGATTCTCGTCGGGCATCTAATGTCTCCTACTGACTAATGCCCGTTCAGCCCTTTTTGCGGCCGTCCAAGTCAGCGACCTTCTTCTCAAGAAGAGCCACTTTCTCGGCCAAAACAGCCACTTTCGGGTCACGCGGCTTGTGCTGCCACAGGCCGTACCGCTTCCAGTCCGGAAACTCATTCACGCCCGGATCGGTGGAGTGATGCACCGAGGGCTTCAACTGCCCGCCGTAGGCCCCGGAGACGGCCCAGAGCGTCAGCGTCCGCGAGGCGGCTTCGACAACTAGGGCAGGGGAGAGGGGCGCGTCGGCATGGGGCTGGTACAGAACCCAGTCGCCAACTTCGGCACTGGGCATGGAGAAATCGCTCATCGCTTCAGGCTTCCTATGGGGCCAAGGATCACGCAGGGGTCTTCGGACCTCCGCTCTCGTCGTCGCTTGTCGGCCAGATACTTCACCCACCACGGGTCTTGGCCGAGTTGTCTGGGAGGCTTGTGGTACTTCGGCTCGTAGGCACAGAGGTACTCAAGTGTCTGGCAGGCATGCACTTCACCGCGCGTCTGCGGCTCGTCGGTGACAAACACCTGCCCGTTCACGGTCGTTGTCTTCTTGCGATACCGCTTGATCTCACGGATGAGATTGGGACACGCGCCCTGGAGGATCTTCAGCTGCGTCGTCCCGTCGCCGCGGATGTGCAGCATCTTGCGGACGAGCGCGGTGCGGGCCGGGATGTCGTCGGAGCCAGGAATGAACTGGTGGCCGCCGATGAGGAATTTGATGTTCCGCTTCTTCAGCTCCTCGGAGTACAGCTCATGCGGCAGTCGTCCCGAGCCCAGGTCACGCAGGGTGCCGCCGTGCATGTCCATGATCGCGGATCGGATCAGCTGGTCATGGGCCTTCTCGGCAAACTGCTCGCCCCAGATCAGGGCGTTGCAGTTGCGGATGTACAGCTCGTCGTAGATCAGCAGGAACCGTTCATCGGGAGGCACGGCCCCGAAGAGCGTGGCCATCACGGCGTGGCCAGGGTCAATCGCCACGTAGCGCGTCCAGTCCGGGGGCACCCGGCCGTCAGGAAGTTCTTCTCTGGGGAAGATGTGGACCGACTGATTGAACGTCGGGTACATCAGCGTGGATTCGGTGGTGAACTCACCCTCCGCACGCATGCGGAGTTCTTCCTGACCAAGAGCCGACCACCGTTCGATGTTCTTCCGCTTTTCCTCGTCATCGATGAACTGGTTGTCTAAGAAGCGAAACGTGAACTTGCGGATGATGGCGTCCTTGTCTTCCGACACCTTGTCCGCACGCTCGCACAGTCCGATGAGCGCGTCGTTCTTTGAGTGTGGCATGGCCGACCAAATGAACCGGCCCTTGCGATCCGCGAGCCGCGCTTGGCACTCCCCGATCCACCGCTCGTTGTTCAGGTCTTCGTCCAGCCACACGGCATCGGCCTGATAGCCCTGGGGAGGCTCGCCTTCCGACGAGAAGCACCAGATCGTCCAGCCGTTGGTCAGCTCGCACTTGTTGAGATAGCCAGCGTTCTTCAGCACCCAGGACATGTCCTTCACAAGTCTTGGCGGAATAAGCGGAGGGGCGGGTTTACTCTTCGCCTTGTCGTCGCCCTTCCTGATGCTGCGCCACTCGCCAGTCTCTTCGTCTTTGGTGATCCGGAACGCCCCGGCTTTGAAGAGGATCGGGTAGATCACAAGCCCGATGTGGGGCCAATTGCGGCCGACGATGGCGAGGTTGCCGCCTTCGGACGGGTATTTCTCGTACGGGTCTTGCCCCGTCACAGCTCGGGCCATCTCCACTGCCACTGCCAAAGACTTGCCGCCTCGGTTGCCACCCAGGACGATCCGCTCGCTGGCCATGCACTTGTGGAACTCTTCCTGGTGAGGCATGGGACGATACAGCCGCAGAGCCTCCAGCCGGCGAGACGCAAGCTCAGCCTGCACCTCACGCAGCTGTTGGATCTGATGCTGCGAGACAACCGGAGCGTCTGGCTTCGGGATCTCAGGCGGCGGGATCTTCGGATGCTTTTTCATTGACCTGACGCATGTTCATCGGGTGGAACTCCCCGCAGCCCTGGCTCTTGTCGGTCAGCGGGAACTCCCACATCCCGAGCCTCGCCTGCGGCGGAAACCGGCGGCACTCCCCCACCAACGCTTCCGGCTTGCTCACTCCCCACCACCGGCAGTTCTCGCACTTCATCAGCATGTTCCAGCCTCACTTGGTTGCCGTTCACCTTCATCGATAAGGCGGCAGCGAGAACGTCCCGCCGGTACTGCGCCTCTAGCTCTTCCTCAGTCATCAGATCCAATGGCTTCTTTGCACCGCCCATGGCCGTGTTGGTGGTGATGAGCCGCATCACGCCGTCCAGCATCTTGGTCCTGAAAGCACCACCGACCGGGGAGTCGTAGTACTGCTTCATGTAGGCATTGGCGAATCCGCTCACGCCACCGAAATAGCCCATCAGCACTTCCAGCAGCTCCGACGAGTGCGGGATGTTGGCCCCGCCGATCCGGGACGATGCGATGAACATGTCCACCGCCCCACGTTCGATCTCAGCGAGCTTGCTATTCTGCTTCTTCTGTCGCTTCTGGCGTTCGACCTTGTTGCGGCACTTGCGGCAGCGGGCGTGAAAGCCATCCTTGGACTTGTGGAAGTTAGCCGTGGTGGCGGGATATGACGTCCCGCATTCGATGCACGCCTTGTAGTCAGCCATGCTACGCGCAGCTGTTCTTCTGGCACTTCTGCAGGAAGTTCTCCAGCGTCTGCGCCGGGCGAAGCTCCACGGTCTTCACATCCGGATCGACGTTGGCTTCCCAGCTTTGTTTCAGCTTGGAGGAGATGTGCGACGGCTGGACGTACGACGGCTTGCCAACCACCAGCGGCTTGTGGTGCCCAGCCCAGGCGTCCCAGTTGCAGAACACGGGGTTGTAGCCAAGCTTCTGCGTGCCGACCAGCGAGAGGTCTCGGGTCATGGTGACGTCCTCGGTCGAAGCCTTCTCCGCCTCGTACAGGTCCGAGAATTCGTAATAGAACCATGGCCTCTCGCCGGGGGCCTTGGGCTCAGTCAGCTCAAACGCCCGCATGTCGTACATGATCAAGCCGGTGGGCAGGGCGGCGCACTCTTGAACGCCAGCCATCCTGGCGGCCTGGGGGCGTTCGTACATCTTCAGCTGGAAGTCCGGATTCACGCTGTCCGTACGGAGGTTCCGCCACTCAAAGACATACACGCACTCATGCGGCGGCGGGCCGCAATACGGAGCCCCGATGACGCATGGCCCGAGCGAATAGTGCTTGACCAAGAAGTCGAACGACGACTGGAAGAACGGCTTTGCGGCCGACTCCACGCCCAGGTACAGGTCGGGCGTCATGTCGCTGTCGATCATCACAAGGACGTCCAGGCCAAAACTCCGGGCGTCCAGCACGGCCTTGTTCCTGGACATAGTCACAGGCGTGTCGGCAATGTTCCAGATGCGGATGTTCGCAATCCGCTCGTCCTTGGAGAGATCCGCAACGAGTGGCACCATCCACTCGCGAATCTTCGGCACCTCAGAGGCGATGCCGCCATTGCCGCCGTAGGAGAAGGTACAGAAACCGACGTTAAACTTCTGCTGCATGTAACACCTCGGGGTAGGGTGTTAAGTATACAAAATTACAGTGGCAATGTCAACCGAACCCGCCAAGCAATCCTGTCAGCGGGTTCTGGAAGCCCTGCTGGGCCATGTCGCCTGCGCGCCCCCACATTGCCCCGAAATCCATGGGCTGCCTGCCGGCGCCGGGGTTTGAGACGAACTGCGAGCGGGCGTCGTTAATGTTCTGGATGAACGCATCGCGCATCGGGTAATACTGGCTCGGATCGTACTGCTGGCCATCCGGCCCGCGTGTGGTGGAGGTGAACGGAGCCGGCCGCTGGTCGGGCGGTGCGTAGGCGAAGTTGCCTTGTCCGCCGCCGGGGGTAAAGGATGGGGCCTGAAGCCCTCCGCGGAAGGGAGGCTCGGACTGCGGGTAGCCCGGCATGCCCTGCGTATAGACCGGGTCGTTAGGCGCGTGCCGCTGGTTTGGAAGCCGTGGCCGCGGTTCTAACAGCTGGATCGGCATCTGGTTCGCGTAGGATGGCTGCAGGCCAGCCGGCCGACCGCCCGGCGGCTGCCCGTACGGCGTGCCCTGCGACTGCGGCTGCGTGGGCTGCGCGCGGCCAGGACGCGGCGGGGGCGACGTCCACTGCGAGCCGTTCCAGCGCATGCCCGCAGATCGACTCGGGGCGTAGCCCGACATGTCCGGGGCCTGCTGCGAAGCCTGCGGAACCTCCGGACGCATAGTGCCCTGAAACGGCCGGGTGTTCGTCTGGCCATACGGCGATACGCGGCCGTTGCTGACCGTCACGGAGTTCCGGCTATCCGGCCTAGCCATTGTCGGCATTTGGCCGTCGCGTCCAGTGCCGCCCATCATCGGGCCGACGCGGCGGTAGTAGTCGTCCGCGTACTGCTGGGAAGTTCCTGGCGCAAAAAAGGACACGCTATTCCTCCGGTCGGTCTGTGCCCATGCCAGAACCCTGGAGCATGCGGAGCTTCAAGGCGTCCATGTACGGCTGCTCCTGCCGCAACTCAGCGATCAGCTGACGCAGGAAGTCCAAGTTCTGGATGGCTGGTATGTCGTTCATCTATCTAAGGAAAAGGGCCCCGCCCGACGAGCGGACAGGGCCCTCCCCCGAAACCCCAAAGAGGGTCTTACTCAAGCCCGGTGTTGACAAAGGCAAGGATCGCCGCGCCGGTGGTGGTGCCCGCCGAGCAGGCATAGCCGATCACGCCGAGGCCGACGTTGTCGGAGCCAGTCGTAGCCGCACCAACCGCCGAGGGCGTCACGCGGCCAGCGGTCGTAGCGCCGGTCGTCGCAGCCGTGATGGCCGAGAGCCGGTCGCCAACCGCAATGCCAGCGCCCGAGAGTGCATGCGACACCTCGGTCGGACCCTTCACCACAACCCAGAACACATCGTTCGCAGCAACGCCCGAGGCCGGGAGATGCTCATCGACCACGCCAACAATCTCGTTGTTGGTGACAGCCGAGTAACCGTCCACAGCCGAGAACGCGGCCGGGCCGGCCGTATCCCGAGCAAACCGGACCACCCGCTTCGGGAGAAGAGCAGCGCCCGACGCATTGCGGACGGCGATGCAGGTCTTCAGCCGATTGCTGCGGATCTGGCCGGTCGTCGGATTGACGTCCGGAAACACCTTTACAGTACCCACCCAGCCAGTGCCATCAGCAGTGGACGAAACGCCGAGCGTCTGACCAAGGCTGAAGGGCGGATCAACAAACAGACTCATTCTTGTACTCCTATGACAACCTTGGTTTAGACAACGAGCTTGAAGAAGTTGCGCGGCGACTTGAACTTCAGGTTGCCGAGCGTGGACACCACGTACCGATACTGTTGCGTAAGCTCGTCGTAGAACGGGCCCTCGCTCACCATCAGCTGCGACTCCATGCACAGGAGTTCGATGTTGCCCACGGCGAGGCCGTAGCCGGTGTTGGCGGGAACAGAATTCTCCGAGCCAACCTCAACACCGTCGAACTCAAACACATCGGTAAAGCCATAGCTGCGGAGGCCGTTCGTCCGACTGACGATCACGCGCTCCTTGGCGTCCAACGTGTTCAGGAAGTCGATGAACAGACGACGGTCCAGAAGGACCATGTCCACCTGATCTTCCTTCGTATCGTTGCGACGGGTCTGGTGAATCGCTTCACGCAGAGCCTTCGCACAGTTGTCCTTCCAGGTGCTGGCACCGAAGTAGGACGAGTCGGCGTTCACAATAACCGGGCTGAAGAAGTCAAACTCCGGATCGACCTTGCCGTTCGGCCAAGACGACACCGTATCCGCCGAGCCGCCGTACGCACCCAGCACGGTCGAAAGACCGGCGTAGTTGTCGTTCGGAGCAAAGTACGGATCCGCCGGGTCGGCAGTCCGCGGGTTGTAGCCAGCGCTGGCGACGTTGATCGTCTGGGTGCCGCCCATGAACGACTCAATGCCGTGGAACCGCAGCTCGTTGCCCGCAGCGTAGCCGTCCTGCACCCACTCGCGGGCGAGGTACTGCTCCATGCTCGTCAGCAGACGGCTGGCCATCTTGCCAGCGACGTTGACGAGGGCCTGCGTCGAACGATTCTCAAGCATTTCACGCTTGTAGATCGCATCGGTGACCTGCGCGCCCCGGTACTCAAGCTCTGCTTTCTTCCAGAGGTTCTCTCTGCTGAAATTGCGAGGAGTCTCACCGTTGTTGCCAGACGGCGTGTGGTTGCGGTACTGGATTTCCCAGTCGAAACCACGCCCGCTCATGTTGGTGCGGATCTGACCGGCACCCTCAAGAGCGGCAAAGAACTTGTACTTCCGCAACGACGCAATCTCTTCCTCCCGAAGGTGGTTGACGATCGTCGTTGCAATAGAACGTGCCCAATCTACCGAGCTGCTCATCAGATCACTCCATCATTTACGAGTTGGCCGCGAAGCCTCTCTTCAAAACTCATCCGCTGGCGCGGTGCCCGCGGCTCTGTGGTTCCTGCACTACGATTCGGGGTCCGAGTTGCACGCTCCCGGAGGAACTGCATGTTCGATTCCGCCACTGGGTCAGCCGCTGGCGCTGGTGCGGGGGCCTGCGCCATGGGCGGGGCATAACCTTGGGGAGGAGCAGCATGCATCTGCTGGTAACGCAGATTCAGGAGATCGCGCTGGAGCATGCCGGTGGCGTACTGCCAACGCTGCTCGGGCGTTCCGATGCCCATCTCGGCGGCCTGGGCGATGTACGCCTGGATGGCCTGACCCTCGGGGCTGATCTGGCCCGACTGGTCATAGAGCCAGTCGGCGTTCTGCTGCTCCAGAGACTGAACGTAGTTCTGGGACTTGTACTGGCCGAGCTGCTTCTCAACCAGCTCTTGGGCCTTCTGCATCGCCACTTCTTCGATGAAGGGCTTCAGCGTGTTCTCAGGATCCGTGACAAACTTACGGGCGAAGTTCGCCGTGTAGTCCTGATAGGCACGGAGCTTTTCCTGCACCGAGATCGGGGCGTTGGGATCGATGATCTCCTTGCCCGACTGCGGATCGCGGACGATGTAGGACTTATAGCTCTCTTCGATGGCGGGAGGTGACCACCACTTAGGCTTCTCGGCCGGCTTGGGCTGCGAAGCCTTTGCCTGCTCTTCCTGCCACTTGCGGAAAGCCGATTCGTTTCGCAGGTATTCCTGCGCGTATGGCACCACCGCCTGATATTGCGAAAGAGCCCGCTGTGCCTGCTGGTAGCCCTGCCGCGACTGATAGAGGTCGCGAGCGATGGAGAGATCGTCTTTGCCGGAATACTCGGGGAGGTGCTTGAAGGCCTCCCACGGCGAAGAGAACGCAGCCGACTCCTGCTGCGGAGCTGCCGACTCAACGGCCGGCGCCTCCTGGACTGGGGCTTCGCTTACCGGCGCGTCGTTGACAAATTCGTCTGACATTGATTCCTGGCCTCGGGGGAAGGGCTCTAGGAATCCAATGCCCAGAATGGGGCGTTTTTGTTACGGCGACAGCTCACGCAACGCTGTATGCACGGCCCAGTTGCTCTCATCGCCGGGGCGCACGTATGGCCGTTGCTGCCAAATCACTAGCGGCGGCCGGGTGCCAAGCTCGCCGCCGCGATCCGGTAGAAGGCGATTGAAAATGTCTTCTGGTGTGAGGTCGCGAGCGCGAATCTCGCCGTACGGATGAATGCCGACCGGATACAGCGCCGCGGGGTCCAGCTCCTTCAGGACATGCATCCGCCCGCGCCCCTCATGCCCACGGACTTGCCATCCCTTTGGAGACTTGTCCACGTAGAGCATCGGCGGCCCCACCGCTTGGCCAGACTTAACAGCATCGCGGATGTGGTCTATCGGCAACAGATCCAAGTCGCGCGGAGCATTGAGCCCCAAGAACTGCGATGGATACATGTACGCCTGGAACCCGCGATAGTCGATGTTAGCGGCATCCGGCTGTTCCCCCATGCCGCGGCGCGCGTCAAACAGAACGCCAGCGTGGCGGCGCACGGCGGCTGGATCCACTTGTCCAAGCCGCGTGATCAGTTCGTCCAGTCTCCCCACCGGCATCTCCCACGTACGAGGTACACAGGACTAATGCCCAGACTGCGCTACTCTTGGCCTTGCGTCTTTGCCCGCGTGCGACATCGCGGTCGATCCGGAAGCTCCATCCAAAACGCACGCTTTGGTATGGCTTGCTCCAGATCGCCGCCCCCGTCCAGCGATTGTCCATCGCGACGACCGACAAACGTAGGCCACACCGCGTCGTCTGGGTTGTGCCACAGCACAAATTTGCCTTCTTCCGGAAGGCGTTCTCGCACTGAAATCCACGCCGGCTGCGCGGCCATGCCGCACTCACATTCGGAATAGCCGCAGTACTCGCACGGACCCCACGCCATAACGTCCTCCAGTTGCGCGTATGACAACTGGATTGTATCGACAGATACCTATCGCGCAACTGACTCCGGTCGCGATCCATCGATTGCTGCATCGGCCGCCAGCGTGGCCGGTATGAGCCAGCCGAACTTGCGGATGATGCGGATGGCGTCTTCCGTTCCTGGGAACATCACAAAATTGCGAGTCCCTGTGGCTGGCGTGCCGCGCGAGCCAGAGTCCAGGTAGCGAACGCCTGGAACGCCAGCTGCGCGCAACTTGTCGGCTGCGCCACGCGGCCCGTCCATTGACGCTAGCGTGTGCCACAACGCTTTCCCAGACGGAATTCCGCCGCCCTGCAAGTCATGGCTGTGCCATCTTGCCGCCGTTTCCGGATCGCCAAATCCACCAAGCTTGAAGAACTTATGAGCCTCCGGCCTTGATGCGCGCGATCTTGCCTCCTCCAGCGCGGCACGCACGGCAGGCGACTGCCCGGTCGCCAATGCGTCCCAGTCCAGCATTGCGTTTTCTGGCACATCAATCGCCAGCTCATAGCCGGTGCCGAGATTCTTGCGAGCATCCACCAGCTCGTCGGTGGCATCGAATCCGGCCAGCCCGTCCCTTCGCAGCGACTGGCTAATCGCCTGCGACGGGTAGTCGAACCCAAGCCAGTCGTTTTCGTCCATGGCGCGAAGGAATCGCTGCTGGCGATGGTCGAATGACGGCAATGCCGCAATCACATCTTCAGGGGCGGCTTCCTGATCAAGGCTAGATAAGAAATCGTTTTTGAGCCTTCCGTACGACAGGCTGCGCCGGTAGTCGTCCGCCACCGCCTGGTTTTGCGCAGAGTAGTGACCGTGCGCGTATGTTTCGGCGCCTTGGCCAGTTCCCAAGAACTTGGAGTCGAACTTGTCGAAATGCTCTGGCTGCGGGCTACCGTGATAGGCGCGGATGACCTGCCGCACAGAATCGCCAAGCTGGTCTAGCTTGCCCATCAGTATCCCTCCGTCAGTCCTTCCAGCGCCCGCATGGCCGGCGGGACAGTCCAGCCCATGGTGCCGAAGCCGATCTCGGGGATCAGCTCCCTGCGAGCGGCTCCGTGCAGCCCCTTGCGAGCGAGATTCAGCGCCTTGACGCCGCCAAACCACGGGTCCAGCGTCATGTCCATCACCGTGCCGAGTGGCTTTGAGATGTACCAAGGCATCTTGGCAGCCTCCAGATACCGGTCGCCCTCCATGGGCGTGGCCTTCTTGGAGTACTCGGACGCGATCCGGTAGTCGTCGTAGCGAGGATCGACCACCTGCCACGGGATGCTGGCCTGGGCGTCACGCATGTCTTGGAGGTCACGCCAGCGGGAGTTGTTCTTGCCGACCAATTCAGCCGGCACAAGCGTGTTGATCGACTTTGCGTAGTTGTCGTATGCCCCTGGATAGGCGACGGCCTTGGCTCCCGTGGCGCGGTCAATCTCATTGGCCGCCATCTGGCCAGTGGCCATCACCGCAGACGGCAGGGCCTGCATCCAGCTCATGGTGTTGAGCATCGGGTGATCTGATCCGTACGGCTCATATGGCGACTTCAACGACTGCATCTGGTCGCTGGTCGATGCCCGCAGAAGGCCCGGATTGGATCGGTAGTACTCGGGATCACGCTTCTGGATCTCCTCCAAGAAGTGCGCCCGGCGGAGATCGTCGTTGTAGCGATCCTCAGACTTGGTCCGATAGTTCATCACCGATGGGTGATTCGCCGCCCAAGACCAGAAGCCGGGGAGTTCCTGGCGAGGGAGGGCTTCGGTCTCGGAAATCAGCTTGCGGATGGCTTCGGACATCAGCAATTCCACGCCCGCAGGGACTTGTTAATCCGGCTATCTGGATCGTTGGCAGTCTCTGCGCTTGTGAGCTTCTCCTTCATGCCTTTCATCCGGGCACAGAATGAGTCACGGCGAGGGCCACCTTCAGGTTGGGGAGCTTTGAGGTTGGCGTTATTCGCCCGGTTGTAGGCTGCGCGACCCTTGGCGTTCAGTCCGCCGTCAGGATCCTGTCCTTCCTTGCGCGTCCACAGCAGGCTGCGGACCTTGTCGCCTTCACGGTCCATTAGCGCAAGCCAAACTGCTGGGACGCTGGATCGGTGACGGTCACGCTGTGCCCCTTGGCGCGAAGGTTTTCGGCAAGTGCCAAGCCGTACGCCCGCGGGTCAACCGGCGTGCCATTCGCTTGATAAAACGCGGCGATGTCGCTGACTGCCCGCTGATTTCCTGGCGATACTGCCTGCGCGTTCATAAGCTGCCTAATGGTGCTTCCGTATTGATCCATGCTCGCTCCTTTTCCATGTGATTGCACTACTGCATAACGCTCAGGCGGATGGCATCAGCGCATCCACCCTTCGATTTCGTCTTCGTCATCCATGAGTGATCATGCCTCCGGGAAATCGAATGACCTTCTTGCCGCCCTGGGCATCCAGTCGGGCGATGAGAGCGGCCGTCTTCTCTCGCTCGGCAGCCATGCGCATGCGTTCCATCTCACGCTCATGCTCCATGCGGCGCATCTCACGGAGCTGGGCTACGCGGGACTCGTTCTCCCGCTGGATGGTGTCCTCAACCTCGTCGCCCATCTGGTTGTGGATGTCGCCCAGCTGCTTGTTTACGCCGCCGGTAATGCTGCCAATGTGTGCGTACATGATGCTTCTCCCCTACTTACCAATGGCCTTCTTCTGCCAGTTTCTGACCGCTTTTTTCACCAAGAGCCTGCCAGCGGCACGCAGGAACGGTAGCTTGCGGGCCCGAGCGGTTTCTTCCATCACATCAACGATCTCTTCGATGTGGGGCATGCTCCAGCCGGGTTCCTTGGACTCCATGTCGTCCATCTTCTTGGCCATGGAGTTGCACTTGCAGGTGGGCGAGGCGTGGATGCCGAATCGCCCGAGCAGGGCCTTGAGTTCGCTGCCTGGGCCGCCGCGAGGACGGGCGCGCGGATAGCTGGGATGAGTCTCGTCCACGGTGAGCCGGTCGCCGTCCTCGGACAGGATGCACGGACGAACCTGCTCCAGCGTGTAGCCACGCTCACGGCATCGGGCCTCTAGGTGTCGGAGCCGGCAGCGGATCATGGCAATGGGTTCGCACACTCGCAGTCCTCGGCAAACCAGATCGGCGCGACCGTCCGCGTGATGGTGCCGCGAATCAGTACCGTGCTGCCCCCCTCTTCGATGTATTCGTAGTAGCCGGCACTCGGATTCGTCCAGCCGAAGGGCCACCCCACATAGCCACCACCAGACGGCGAGGTAAACCCGTAGTCTGGAGCGGTCAGGAACGAGTAGGAGCAGCAATCCGACCCGCCAAAGACTCCGCCAAAGACTCCGGCAAAACCGAGCCAGATGCTCGGCTCGCTGCCGGCGGTCGGCATCTGCCATTCGTAGTACCGGACGCCATCGGACGGCAGGTCTTCGTCCTGCGTGCCGTTTGCGTCCAGGCACATCAGCAGCAACCCGTCCGGATAGGCCGTCCGCTGGGCCAGGTATCCGTCGCCCGCATTATCGATGTTGATGCCGGTGATCTGGCCGAAGGTCGCACTGCCCGTGTCAGTGTCGATGACCGCAGACAGTTCGGCTCCCGTGCCCTCGCTCGGCATCAGTTGGTTGATCGTCACCGTCACATCGGCCACATACGGCGGCAGGCTCGCGTCTTCGCGGTAATACGCGCCACCGCTCGTCACAGTGACTCCGGTCGGGACGCCGGTGTAGTAGTAGTATTGCCCACCGTTCGTCACCACCACGCGAGCGATGCTTGTGGTGGCCTTGTAGTAGTCGCCGCCGCCCGTGATTGTCACTGATTGGATGACGCCGTTGCCGGTTGCCTTGTAGAACTTACCAATGCCGCCGTACCCGTCCAGCCCAACGCCCGTGATCGCGCCGTTCCCATCGACACTCGTAATGAGCCACCCGTCAGTCTCAACCAAGTAGTACGGAGGAATACTGGCAAACCCAGTGCCAAACTCCGAATACCAAAAATACTCTCCAGCCTCGTATCCGCTGCCTCCGTCAATGACGTTTATCGCTGCCACGCCCCACGTTTCTGGATCATCTTCGTTGCTTACCATCGTTGCAGACAGCACTGCACCAGACCCGCCAGTAGTGCCGTTTACGCCCCAGACATACGGTGTGAGGTTCGGATTCTCTCTTCCAGCGTCGGTCGCAATCGTCCCGCTGGCCGCCGTCACCTGCTCGCCGTCCGTGACCGTAAACGTGACCGCATCGCCGTCCGTGTAGCCCGTGCCGCCATCGGCCACCGTCACGGAGTCAACGTGCCAGAGTGCCGTATCGCTGGGCGTGGTGGGCGACTGCGAAAGCGTGACCGTCAGGGACGCGCCGCTGCCGCCTGACACGCTCGCCGTGATCGTCGGAGTGGCTCTAGCGGTTTTGATGGTCGCAACCGCTGCGGCCTGCTCTGTGACGTTGGCACCATATGAGAACGTGACCGCCGCGCCGTCGGTGTAGCCCGACGTTGATCCGCTGACGGACACGCTTGCCACGCCCCAGGTCTGCGGGGAGCCGCCGTTGCTCGCGAGCGTCGGCGTAAGCGTGGCCCCCGTGCCGCCAGACACGCTGGCCGTCAGGGTCGGCTGGGAGCGGGGGTCGGTCTGTACCGTCAGCACGGCACCCGCCTTGGTCGTATCGCCCGCCTTGGTCGATACCGTAAGCGTCTCGCCGTTGGCGTACCCCGTCCCGCCCGAGAACGTGACCGAGGCGATCTTCCATGTGGGGATGCCGCACGCATCGTTTGTGGACGCCAGCGTGGGCGTCACGGTCAGCCCCGCGCCGCTGCCGCCGCTCACGGTCAGCGTGGGAGCCACGCGGGCGAGCTTGGCGTAGCCACTGCCGGGAGATGCACCAGCAGCGGTAATCGGCCCACGGTCTGCACGCTCATATCCAACCGGGGCAGTCACCTCGGCAGTTGCTCCAGAGCCGAAGCAGCTGGAGAGCGACAGCGTGATGAGTTGCCGAGACTCGCTCGCACAGCGGACGGTAGCAGTGCCGCTGCTCGGCAGCCAGGTCTCCACTTGCTGGCTGGCGGTCCCAGTCTGCCACCAGCTTAGGTACTCCAGATCCCACTCCCATGTGACGCAGGATAGGTAGTCGCAAGTCTCGCTCGTCGGCGTCACGCACTGGCCGTCCACGCAATCACACCCAGCCGGGCACGGATTCTCGCTGTCGCAGAAGCAGTTGCACGTAGGTGATCCGCACGGGTGCTGGTCGCAGGCATGGCCAGTCACCCAGGTTCCGCCGGCCGTTTCGCAGGCCGACTGCGTGGCGTGTTCGCCATTCACGGAGCCATCGATGCAGCACCGCTCCTCAACCTCGCACTCGGTGCCGGGCCCGGCGAAATGCACATACCGCCGACCAGCGGACTCAGCGCCCTTCAGACACTCGCATTCCGTCATCCGGCGACAGTGAAACCCATCGCACTCCTGGGAACAACACGCCCCACGCAGCGACTCGTCGTAGTCCTCGCAGTCGTCGCAGCTCTCCACCACCGTCCCGCCGCCAGCCGCACAGCCCGTCAGATCATCACACGGCACCTCAAAGCACTGCCCCTCACAGCAGCAGAGACACGGAGGTGAAGAACAGTCAGCCCGCTCGCAGTTGATGTCCTTCGGCGTGCCCTGCCAGACATACGGAGAGCCGGGAACCATGAACCCGTTCCCGCACACCCCGCGAGGGAGATTCACGCACTGGCCAATCGTCGGCACGCCCACCGTCTTGATCAGCGGATACCGGACGCCTGGGATGGGGTAGAAGAACGAGTGGATGCAACAGGCGGTGTCTTCGCAGCAGTTCTTACAGGCCATCTAACGCCCTTTCACTGGACAAGTGTCCAAGGCGACACAAAAGCCGAGAGGGGCTTAAAACGCAAGCCAGAGGCCCTGGCGACACAGCTGGAGTCAACAGGGGGTTGGGGGCAGGAAACGAGGAAATCGCGACATATGGGGGCTAGAGGGGTGAAAAAATCCAGGGGTGGATATGACTAATAACCGCTTCCGCGCCGGGGGGGCTCGGGGGGTGTCTGTGCCGTGTCGATACCCTCTGGCAATCGGTCCTAAGTCTAGGCCGGGCCTACACTTAGGAATGCCAGCCAGAACAGATCGGCCTGCACCCCTTATTGAGACCAGTCTCAATAAGCCCCCGGCCCGGGCGATCGGTTGCCATGCATCGCCCCCCCTCCCCCCGTTTCCTAGTTGCAATCGGTTTGCATCTTGCCGCCGGACACTTAGCATTTGAGAATGGTATACGCTTGCACACTATCCCCGCGGCGCATGGAAAACCCCCCGTAGGAGTTAGCCTACGGGGGGCGTCACTGAACCCTAGTTCATTCCCCGCACAATACCGCCCGGGCGTCGGCCACGGCCACGGGTTCCATCCGCTTGTATCCCCGCTGCCGCCTTGCTTGCTTCCGGCCACGGTTGACCACGGTAGGGGCTACAAGGCCCGCGGTCGCCGCCTCTACCGCCATGGCGATCCGTGCCGGGTTGTCGCACCCGCCCCGGCGGGGCGAAAGTAGATCGTCTGGCATTGCCTCGCGCATCTTGCCCCGCCTTGCTTCCTTCCGTTCTAGTGCCGATTCACCGATCCACGCCGTTTTCCTGTATAGGGCGCACGCTTGCCACGTAGCCCCGGCAAGATTGCCCGCTGTCACGTTGGAGCGGGTGTAGTCTCGCGTCCAAATGGCATGGATGATTCGCGACACGGTATCGTCCTGCCCTTCCTGCGAGAGGGGGTATCGGGCGGTTGGATGCGCCCATCGGGCCACGTACCGTCGCACCACCACAAGCAACGCGGCGGCCTGATCGGCCGTGATCGTCGCCGGATCGAACTGGCCGGAACCCTTGCCGGTCTCCCGCCCCGCCCATCGGTTGTCGCGACGGTGGCCCAACAGCCTCGCCATTCGTTCGCGGGTAATGGCCTTTCGGCGTTCCCCCCGCACCGTATCGGGCAGGGGGGAGTTGGCGACGGGTTCCCCGGCCCCGGCTGTCTGCAGGAGCATCGATTGAACCGCCGGATCGGACGATTGACCGGCAACCCAATCAAGGCGGGAAACCGCATCAGTGATAACGTCGTTCCAATTGAACATGGCTTGAACCCTCCGGAACTAACTAGACATGACGGCGTTACAAATCCGTCGCACACCCCAACTATATATCGTCCGTTTCAAAAGTCCACAAGAGGGTATTTTGAAGATTTGTAACCGGCCCATGTCTAGTATCATCGTCCCCAACGGGACAACGCGGGACGGTTTCAATACTGTCCCGTGCGGTTAGCGTTCGTCGGATTTGTAACCGCCCAACGTCTAGTACTTGTGCGGCCAACGTCCGACCGTCCGGGATTTGTAACCGGCGAGCGTCTAGTATGAATCGCCGCGTGCGACCGGGAAGTGATACGTATTACTCTCTGCGCATGCGGGCAGCTAAGGAGGTTCCATGTACGTTCCGGAACATCTGGAACGCTGGAAACTCCCCAGGTATTACTTCGGGCAGGAATGGCCGGAGTATTACTCTGCGGGAGTCGGGCGTTCCCGTGATTCGGGCTGCTTGGAGGAATCCAACTTCCGTTCCATGCTCAAGCGGCTGGGCGGCGAATCGGACACCGTGCAGGTCGTCCGTGAGTCGCATTGGGCCGTGGGCTGGGTGGAGTGGATTGCCATCCATGAGTCCGACGAGAAGTCTCTGCGGACAGCTGACGGGCTCAAGGCCAAGCTGGACGGTTATCCGATCTTGGACGAATTCGACTGCTCCGAGCTGGAGTGGGAGGAAGGCTCCAGGATCTGGTCGGAAGTCTACGACTGGCGGGACCGCGTCCGCGAACTGCGGAGGCACCATGAGTGCCAGTCATTCGGTGAGCTGCTGAGTGCGGCTCGCGGGAGTTACAGCTCCGCCTCGGGCGTGCAGCTGGAGGTTTTGTAATCGGGCCGCCGGGCAGGGGAGACAGTGACCCCTGTTCCGGCATCCGATCCTGGGCATGGTGGATGCGGCGAGCGGGCGACTGCCCAACTAAGTCCGAAAGCCATCATGCCTGGGATCAGGTGCCGTTAGTCGGTGTCTGAATAGCCCCCTCTGGGCTGACACACAATCGCCTGCGATCAGCAGCGGGCGGGTATGTCCGATCCTGAGTCCCCTATATGGCAAAAGGGGTCGCGGTGTGCCAGAGGGGGCTATTCAGGTGCCGTGTCGGTGCCTGTTCACAGGAGGTGCATATGGTCGCAAGATCAAGCACCGCCAAGCCACTCGGTGTCATTCTGCACCGTGGCCAGTCTGCCTTCGATGGCTCTCCGTATGTGGTGATCATGCCACTCGGGAAGCCATCTAAGAATGGCAAGACGGGCAAGATGCTACAGACCTACATTCTTAGGTCACATGTGCATCCAGTGGTGGCGGTGCGCAATGGGGGCGACGTTGGCATTTGCAACGATTGCCCTATGCGTGGACTGGTTAGCTTTCCGAAACGCCAGCCACCCAAAGTGAAACGCAAGCGGTTCCGGGCTTGCTATGTCAACGTCGGGCAGGGGCCATCCATGGTCTACGATGCGTTCAAGCGTGGACGCTACGTGGACTATGTCCCGGGCCTGCATGATCAGTTCATCCGTGGCCGTAAGGTGCGCTTTGGCACATACGGCGAGCCGGTGCTGATTCCCTTGGATGTGGTGCAGCATCTGGTCAGCATTTCGGCTGGCTGGACGGGCTACACGCATCAATGGGCCAACCTGCACTTTGCAGGCTACCAGCGGTTTCTCATGGCCAGTGTCCACGGCCTTACGGGTCCGTGGTCACGGGAGCATGCGAAGAGTCTTGGCTGGCGTACCTTCCGCACCATGCGTGAAGGTGAGCCCGCCGCAGACGAAATTCTGTGCCCTGCATCCAAGGAAGCGGGCAAGCGGCTGACCTGTGAGCAGTGCCGTCTGTGCGATGGTGCTGGTACGCGCAAGGCCGGTTTACAGATGGTGGATATCTACATTCCGGGTCATGGGGGCAAGGCGATTATGTCAGCCGTTGCCAACCTGCCCATCCTGCAAGCGTGAGGTGTGACATGCGGTATCTGCATGATGTCTACCCTGATGCCACGTATCGGCATGTGCCGTATGCGGGGCGCAAGGGGTTGACGGTGTCGGGCTACGGAAAGCGTCTGCCCATGCACTACATGGTGCGAATCGGACAGCGGCTGTACCGCATGCGGTGCATCTGCTTCTCCAATGCCGGTACGCCGTGGGTGCGGGTGCGGGGCGAACAGTTCATCTTTTCAGACTGCAACCACAAGCAGGAGGTGTGACATGCGGTTTCTGGTGGAGATTCAGTGCGATCACGCCGCGTTTGCGGATGACCCCAACCATGAGGTCGTTCGTCTGCTGCGTGAGATCTGCAACCGCCTGGAGAAGGACGGCGAGTCCTGCGGCGGGCTGGTCGTTAAGGCTGGCGATTCCTGTGGCTCTTACAAGTACGAGGTGTGACATGACCCTTGCACAACTGGACGCCTTCATGGATCGCGTGAACCATGAGGACAACTACGGTGGCTGGCCCTGCAAGTACGGCCACAACGGCTGTTCGGATCGGCAGGGTGGCAGGTGTTCCGACGAGGCGTGGCAGCAGCAGTGCAGCGACGAATCCGACGAAGACTACGACGCACGCATGGAGGACGAGTGATGCAGTGCCCCCTATGTGACTGCGAGGAGGTTCAGTTTGCCCATGTCATGGGTGACATCGGGCATGCGAGATGCCGGGATTGCGGTATAGTGTACACGTTTACACCGTCATTGGAGGACGAGTGCTATGTGGGCTGTGAAGACACGGACGGAGATTTTGGCGGTCTTTGATGACCGATACGAGGCCGAGCAGTGGTGCCGTGACTGGCGTGCAGTCAATGGCATGCGGGCCTGGGTAACCAAGACTGAGAGGTGATGCGATGGCAGTTGAAGAGGCTCGCCATGTTTTGTCGGGCGACTGGATCGCCATCGACTACGGCGGCACCGAGGTGGAGTGCGAGGTGGTCTGCACCGTGCACGGTGCCAGCGACTCTGTGATCGGCGTGATGTTGGCCGACGATTATCAGCGGCTGGAGATGCTGCCCGATGATCCGGTCATGGTTGTTCATTACAGCGGAGGCGACTGATGGCAGATACGACCTACAACGGCTGGCACAACTACGAAACGTGGCTCGTCAACCTGTGGATGGACAACGAGCAGGGCTCGCAGGAGTTCTTCCGTGAGACTGCAAAAGAAATCTACGACGAGACAGATGCATACAACACCGGGCTGAACAAGCAGGAGCATGCACGCCGTCGGTTCGCGGACTGGCTAAAGCAGTACTACGAGGAAGAGATGCTGCCAGAACTGCCGGGTGTCTACTGCGATCTGCTGGGCGCTGCGTTGGCGTCCGTGAACTGGGATGAGATTGCACGGCATTACATCGATGCCGTCTTAGAGGAGGTGAACGATGCTGAAGCGAGTGCGTGATTGGGTGCAGGCCCGCATCGATGCGGCGATCCTGCCACAGGTGCAGCGGTGCGTGACCGATGTTGCCCAGCCGATTGACTACACCAAGCTGGCAGCGGAGGTGACATCGCTCCAGTGTTTTATGCATGAACTGTCTGCCCTGACTGCCAGCTGCGATGACCTGCGGCTGGATGTAGCAGCCAACATCGCTCGGGATGTGGCCGAGGAGATTGATACGGGCGAGATTGCGGCCGTCGTTGCGGACAGGATCTCCGCAGAGGATGTGGCCTACCACATGGATGCCGAGGATGTGGCCGGCTATGTGGAGGTGGATGCGGATTCGATTGCAGAGAAGGTGGCCGAGGATATCGATGTGTCCGAATGCGTGGACTACGACAAGCTGGCCGAGGCTTTGGTCAGCAAACTGAAGGAGGCATGGGCATGAGTTACGCAATCCCGCCACGGTTCAGCCCGTGGCAAGACCCCAAGCAGCATGCACCCGAATTCGCCCAAGAGTGGGTGCTTGGTTTCTACGACAACAAACATGGGCCGAGGGTGTTGCCGGTGCGAAAGGATCACGCCGGCTGGGTTGACGAGACAGGCACCACGCAGGCAGCCCCGATTTGCTGGGCGAGCATTATCTACCCAACGGAGGAAGAGCAATGAGTTACCGTCCGATGGTTCAGGTATCTGGCAAGTGGGCAGGCAATGGCGTCCGCTTCTCCACCGAAGAGGAGGCTATGTCCTCCGCCCGTGACCTCATGTCACGTTGGTTTCTGGTGGAGAACTACGGGTCCGAGTACTCCGAAGACCCGGTGAACTGTGCGTGGGATGAGAGCAGGGGCAACGTACATCTGGAGGTGGTCAATGCGTAGTCCATGCAGCGAGCGTCCACCATGCCGCAAGTCGCGGCCCGATTACCCGGATGGGGTGATCGCAATCTATGACAACAAGGGTGCTACATGCGACAGGTACACGGTGGTCTATACCCCGTTTCGCAGTGACGATGCGTGGCATTACCCCACCCTGGACATGAGCGCCGATCCCTTCCATCCGCAAGGGGTTGGGATGCACGGCGAGTATTCGTTCCGGCCTACGCGGAGGAAGGTGGAGCGAGTGATCGGTTGGCCTGACCTGCCAGCGCTGTGCCAGCAGGCTGTGATGCAAGACCTGGAGGTGACTGATGAATGACACCCGCCAGTGGGATGTGTTCATGGAGTCGTTCGTCTGCATCGAACTACCAGCAGACGTTGACCCCGACTCCGAGGAGGGCACGGCGTTGCTATACCGCAAGGCCGCCGACCTGTATGTGGAGCGTATCCGATCAGGCCAGTGCGAGTTTACATGGGAGGAGTTCGATGACTGACACCCAACTCCAACGCATGGCACAAGCCGCTGCCGTTATCCGGCGGGTGGTGGGCCATGAATTCCAATGGGAGCAGCCCGGCCTGCGGGAGTATGGCAAGGGGGCAGTGATGATCCTCCTGCATAACTCCTGCGATCCGCTCGCACCCTACTGCAACTACGACTGCAACCAGTACGAGAAGATCGATGCCCTCACCGATGCGTTGTCGGAGATCGGGCTGTATGTGGAAGACTGCACCGGGCTTTACTCCGGGGTGTATGAGGTGAGCAAATGAGCGCAACCGAAGACAACCCCGCCATGCGATGCCCCGAGTGCGGGTGCTTTAGGTTCCTTGGCTACATCAACGGTGGCGTTTTCTTTGCTTGCGGCTGCGAGGCGTTGGGCTGGCCGCTTTCCCAAGTCTTGGAGGTGAGCAATGCCAAAGACCATGCGTGATCTGCGGGAATGGGTCAACGAGAAGGACGAGCATGGGTATCTCATGCCCGATGAGTTGCTTGTCGTTGTCTCCCAGACATCCCTCTGTGCCGTGCATCCCGACTGCGTGTTGATGGGTGCGGCGTTTGAGACAGCCACCGAGGAGGATCAGTGATGCCGCGATACAGATTGATCGGCTACTACGACGACAACGGGCAAGTGTACGACGGGGGCTGGGAGGGGGCCGACGCCGCGGATGCGGTTGCGGAGTGCCGCTGCACGCTGGACCCCCGCGAGAGCGAGGAGCTTGTGCTGGTGGCGATCTTGGATGCGAGCGGCGTCAACGTCTACGACAGTGACACTGCATCGTTCGCTAAAGACTGGCCAAAGGAGGACGAGTGATGCGTGACCTAAACACACAGGCGACGACGGTTGACCTCATGCGCATGGCCTTCTGGGCCTTGCATACAGACGACGATGCGATGACGACTGCCGATTTGTTCCGCATGTCCGACGCCTTGCAGGCACTTGCAGAGGATGCCGTGTCCTACTGGATGGAACACGGCCGTGCCCCGGAGATTTGTCCACCACAGGAGGACGCGTGATGCCGACGCTGACGCTGAATGACCGTGAGTTCGATGAGGTGCGTGGCCTAGTGCAGCATGCGATTGATTCCGCCAATGAGGATGCAACCAACACCGGGAAGTATCCGCATTGGCAGGACCGGGCCTATGCCTGGGAGTACACCGCCCTGTTGGCAGGTGTGCTGGCTGCCTTTGCCCGAGCCGAGGAGGTGAGCGATGCGATTAAGTAGTGACATTGCCCGTCTGGCCCCGCTGGCCATGGCGCATCCAAACATG